GGGCTTATATACTTATATAAGGTGGCGGGTGGCGGGTGGCGGTGGGTAATATTATAGTCCACCGCATGCCCGCCCACAACTTCACGTTCGATGGACAACACGCTTTTCTCACGTACCCCCAATGCGGCGAGCTTTCGAAGGAGCGCCTACGAGATTTCCTACTGGAGACAGGAGATGTTGACAAATTTTATATTGCACGCGAGCTGCACAGCGATGGGGAACCTCATATTCACGCTTACGTACACTGGACCCGACGTAGAAGATTCGTCGGAGCCTCCGTGTTCGACGTGGACGGACACCATCCTAACGTTCAGAAGCCACGATCTGCCAAGGCCGTGGTCGCTTACTGTGCCAAGGAGGATGCTGACCCGCTGGCTAACTTCTCTCCCGAAGAGTGCGTTGAGAACGGTGGATGGGCACAGCTGCTCGTGGACTGCCCAGACGCTAGAACTTTTCTGGACAGAGTTGAGCAACACTATCCGAGGGATTTGTGTCTTAGCTTGGGAAGACTTCTTGAGTTTTGCGAGTGGCGGTTCGGACGTTCAAGAGTGGGTTACACTGGACGGGCGCGCGGTGAGTTTTTGGAACCAAATGCCCTGACAAGCTGGGTCTCGCTCTGTTTAGAGGTAAAATCTTTTGGTTCGTGCCGGGGGGGCCCCAGTCCCCTCCCTCCTCGTTGGAATATCCAACTCATGCCTATATTGGCTTTTTGAGACAGAGTGTGAGAGGCCTCTTTCGCTCATTTTACACGGGGAGTCGCGACTCGGGAAGACTGAGTGGGCAAGATCTCTTGGCCCGCACATGTACTTCTGTGGGATGCTCAACCTCGACGACTGGGACGACGATGCCAAGTACATTGTACTCGACGATTTCGATATCAAGTTCTTCCCCCAGTGGAAGTCCTTCTTTGGAGCCCAGAAGAGCTTTGTTCTCACCGACAAGTACCGAAAGAAGCGAACTGTTCAATGGGGAAAGCCACTCATTTGGGTATGCAACTATGAAGGATTGCCTTCAAGAGTGCTTTCCGGATCTCAACTTGGATGGCTTGCTCTAAATTCTATTTCTGTTGAAGTGACTACTCCTTTATTTGATTAAAATTCCTTCCAAAATGCTGAAGTATCTTCCTTAATTTGGGCTAATCCAGTGGCTGATGTTTCATCTTCGCCGCCGAAGACTCTCCATGTATAGAAATAATTACCATCTTGTGCTGATGTAGCTGGTAGATCGGCAACTTCTTCTACCTCATTGATTCGCCAGAACTTGTTGATCGGCAACCAGAGGTCTACTATTCTCAGAGGATGCGTAGCTTCCTGGCCGGATGTATTAAAATTCCATCTACGTCGTTTCAAAACAGTCACGACATCCGTATTTATAGGAGTGATAATACTTGTTCCGTTGAACGGTGCTGCGCCCTCATCATAAAAAGGAATGTTGCTAAATGGGGTTGTCTGTGTGGGATTGGCCACGGCGGTCGTTGTGCTATTATAAGTAACACCAACATTAGTAAGAACAGTTCCATTTACGGTAGTATCGAACTGGTCTTTAACGCGTCCGAAAATTAATTCGACGATGCAATTTGTTGGATCGATTGCCATAATAGTAGCGCGGATCTTGATTCCACGTAAAAACACTTTGGATTGGTTATAATTCATAGGTCCCGAGCCTTGAGCTACTGCCTGAAATGGAGCTTTGACAAGAAGAGACGTTCCAGTAGCGTCACCTGGTGCAAGTGAGAACTCGTGCAAATTAAAATCGATTTGCTTTGTGTCACACATGCGCATAACTTGGGAAAAAATTCTGGCTTTCTCCGACTTGCGTCGTTTGCCCTTCCATGGCCGTCTGCGTCCAGGCATCCCTTTGTTGGATCTGTTGTTGGATCTGCCGCTTGATATCCTCCCTCCGCTGTCGCGTAAAGATGGATGGTCGAGTAGTCTTGGATGACTTGTTAAATTTGGAACGAACTGGTCCCCTGCGAACGAATCGGCTACCTCTTCGATGAATCCTGCTGCTTCGGGAAGTCCAACTGCGTTGAGTACTCCTTCGACCTGTTCTAAACGACGCCGTTTTGTACCACTAGAATCCCCTGCGTAAGGATTCCAAACACGTCCGGATTTGTATAAAGGCATGTGCTGCGCAACCCCATTTGTTGGGGCTTATATACTTATATAAGGTGGCGGGTGGCGGGTGGCGGTGGGTAATATTATAGTCCACCGCATGCCCGCCCACAACTTCACGTTCGATGGACAACACGCTTTTCTCACGTACCCCCA